ATCTTTGCTTTGTGCAATGCGTGGTAGAGTTTCACCTGATTTTATAGCGGCTAATATATTTACTGCTTTATCACTTGCGGATTGAGCGAGATGCTTATCAAACGGAACTAATTCATAATAAATCTCGCTCGTATTTTTATTAACAACCGTAAATAAACATGGATTTTCTTCTAGATCCATGTACGCCTGGTACAAAGCTATCTGAGTTGCGTAAACCTTATTGGCCTTTGCAACACCAACTTTAACAAATTCTTTAAACTTTCTGTCGTTTGCTGATTTGTTTTCCCATAAGAACGGATAGTTCATAGATACTGACCCATCACAAATAACGCCATCTATGTGACCTTTTATCTGGTCATCTGCTATTGAAAAACCAAACTGCTTACCATCTGTGTCTTCTGTTCTTAAATCAAACTTTGCATCTCTTAACCACTTTGCAGCGTAGTCCTCAATCTCATGCCCAAACTGAAAGATACGCAATGTCCTAGCACTGAACTCTTTTTCTTTGTCAGACGGATAGCCCATAAACCTGTACTGAATTTTTCTTGAGCATTCATCACCTACAGAAGAAGCACCTAAGTATTTTCTTTTTGGCTTCTTACTATTAGCTTCAACAATTGCTTCATCAACAGCAAACTCAATGTGATCAATAGTGTTTTTAAAAGGGGAGACTGGTGGTTGCGGTCTGGCCAGTTGACTCATAGTAAATGTCTTCGAGTTTTCCAATAGTTATCTCCCCTTCGATTCTTTGAGCATTTTGCAACCCAAAGATTAATGTTTGAACTTGTTTTTCAGTTAAATCGCACAATCTTTTTTCCCAGCCGATAGCATTAAAAATTAATGACAGCTCTTCTATAGGTTTTCTTGGATCTGAATACATATCTCTCCCCTAATGTATTTTTTTGTTTTTATGGTCATGGCTGTATAAATCCATAACTCTTTTTATCTTATCTTTATCAACTTCGTGGTTCTCAAAAAGTAAATTTATTGTTCTGTCTGACTTCGTTCTTATGTAGGCTATGCCAAACAAAACTATTTTATCTAAATCAATTAAATCATCTGTATGATTGTCTACAATTTGAGTTGCTGCTTTATGTACTTGCACTTCATCATTTGGATTATCAGCCCAACAAATCATATCATATTCTTCTGTGCTAACCTCCCCAACTTTGTTTTCCAACGCAAATAATATAGACATTTCAAATCTTGGCATTACTCTTCCTCTGTTGCCATTTCTCCACCTAAACTTGCGTAGCCTATTTTATCTACCCAGGAGTCTTGATGATCCATAGTTTCTAATAATCTACAGGTCTTTGTCCAATCCATCATCAACGTAATATGCGCTGGTGTCAAATCACCGTGACTTTTCACTGCTGCTTGAGCGATAATATTCCAACCGCCAGCAATGCGTTCATGGTTAATTTTTACATCTCCATAGATATTTGCCCTGTCACCATTGATTAATTCTTTAGCTGAATTAATTAAATCGTTTCTATTCATGATTGATTTCCTCCACCATTTCATCAATGTCATCCTTGTTCCAAAGATAACTCAACCAACAGGCGGCTTTATATTTTGTCCATGAGAAATCAAATGCAAAAACTTCCACACCATTTCTTTTTAACAATGCAAGTTGTTTATCTGTGGCCCTTTCATTAAGCCATCGTTTGGACTTGTTGGCTCCGCTACTGTCTTCAATCTCTCGCATAAAGTCATCGGCTGCTGACATAGCCTGTACCTTTCCTCCAATAGCCACTGGTCGCATTTTACGTTTGTTCTTGGCCTTAACTAGCCCAATGGATGTGTCTCCCACTGTACCTACCACTCCAAAACCGTTAAACCCCATTGCCATTAAGCAAGAACCGTTGCCAAATATATCCATCCACAAAAATGGCGATAGTTCCATTAAGTCATATTCAGTCAATGTGAAGTCAGCTAGCTCAGACTTGGCAATGCCCTCAAAACCATGACCACAGTTAGGACACACTCTTGAGCTGGCTGGGATAATAAAATCGCACTCTGGACATTCTTTTGTTGGTGCCTCTGCGTTTGGGTCTTTTGGTCTTCCATCAAGATTAGCGGCTTCATCTAAAGCTCCATGCTTTAAAATGCTAGTGCCAAAGTCTAAAACAACACAGTCTTTTTTAATCTGGCCTGGATAAATCTCAGGGTCTATTATTCTCAGACCTCGACCAATCATCTGCACCATTGTGGATTTGTATGAACATGGTCTGGTTAAGATAATGCATGACACTGGTGGGGCGTCAAACCCTTCCGTTAATACTGCTACGTTCACCACGACTTGAACATCGCCAAACTCTAAATCATACAGGATTTGCCGTCGCTCTGCTTTTGGCGTTTCACCAATAACCATTTTAGCATTTACATCATTTATAAGAAAAATTTCTAAAACACCTGCGGCATGATTTATAGTTGAACAAAACACAACAGTTTTTCTATTCCCTGCGCGTTCTTTCCATTCGTGAACCACACGTTCATTAATGACGCGCTTGTTCATAATTGCCTCGACTTCTTCCATATCGAAGTCGTTACCTTTTCGTTTTACGCCATCTAAAGCTTCTGCAACACCACAATCAATAACGTATGCTTTTGGCGGCACTAGAAATCCTTCACGGATTAATGTATTTAATTCAATCTGATGTGAGCAATTATTAAAGACCTTGCCCAGACCCTTTCCATCTCCACGATTAGGAGTAGCCGTGAACCCAACAACCTCAACATATTCGTTGTCTTCTCGAACTGCATCAATTATCTTTTGATATGTTTGAGCGGCAGCATGGTGGCTTTCGTCTATGACAACCATATCAAATTTAGGTCGGTTTCGTAAGTTGGCATCCCTAGACATGGTTTGAACCATAGAAAAGACTGCATCACCTTCCCAATGTTTTATCGTACCATTTACAATACTGGTAGTAATGGCTGGATTTACTTTACTAAACTTAATGCTGTTTTGCTCTACCAACTCATCTCTATGTTGTAGAACCAGGACGCGCTTCCCTTTTTTATGCCTTTTACCAATCAAGGCAGACATCATAATAGTTTTTCCAGCTCCTGTGGGTGCTACTACGATTGTGTTGCTGTGTTTGTCTAATGCTGTTGACGCATCTGAAACAGCGACCTCTTGATAGGGTCTTAATAACATTTGATTTCCTTACGCTACTAGAAAGTTGGGGGGTTAGCGGCTCACGGCCCCCCGTTCCGTGTTTCTAGCAGACAACTAAGAGTCCTACCGCTAGATTATTTATTTGCCCAACTTGGTATAGGCCCACTAGATGCGGGCTGTGTCGGAGCTGGTGCCTGTGGCTGGTACGATGGTTGTTGTACCTGCTGAGTAGCGTTATTACCTGAAGAAATGAACTCTTTTTGGTTTGGTGTCAATGCTACCATAAGCTTATTTGCATCTTCGTAGCCATTTGTCCCTTTCTTGACACCTACTTTGGCACAAATCTCCATGCCATTTAAAGCATCTACACCAGAGATCTGACGGCGAGACTGAGCTTCTGGAGACATATCAGATGGGTCTAAGCTGTTTGCACTCTCAATGATTGAGCGCAAAGTGCGTAAGCCAATTTCTTTAGCCAATGGAATGCCACTTTCACCTAGCTTGTCGCCATCAACAAAAATCCTGTCCCAGAACTTACGACGATCAAACTGACCGCCTACAATTGTAAATTCCAATTCCATCCACTTAGCTGATGAAGACTGCGATTTTTTAAACCACTGACCATTGCCAAACTCTGGAATTGTTACATCGCCCATCTTAACTAAGATGATTGCTCTCGCTACTGTACCAAGTGGAATTAATGTTCTTTCCATTTGACTTGTTTCTGGCTGCACTTCATTTAAATTAATCATTTGTAGTCACCTCCTCTAATGGTGTTTGTGTTTTAGGATCGACAAAAACAGTTGGCTGGGGTTTGCCGCTCCCCATTTTAGCAATCAGTTTACCTAAATGTGGCTCTTCAAGCACGTCAAGACGACCAGAGCGATCCTTAGCTGGATAACCCCACTCATTTAGCGCCTGACACACAAAGGCCCTGTAGGGTCCATTCTCGCCAGTTAAAATAGACATGGTAATAATCTCATCCACAATGCCTGGTAATTCACGCCCTGTCTTTGAGCCTTCGATTTGTAGAGCATATTGCTTACGATTATAATCATCAGTTGTTTCATCTAAGATCCCAACAAAGATTACATTCTTTTCTCTAATGTGCTGTATATGCGTTAGCCAAGCCATCATCTCACGACCATGTAAACCGTAAGCTGATCTTGTATCTAACTTGCCTGTTCGATCTGATCTGCTCTCTGGCTGTTGTTGACACCACTGAAAGCACAAGCGTCCGGCAACCGTGATAGAATCAATAAACAAAGTATCATACTTGTTCATCACTTCTTCACGCTCACCGTAAAGACTCGAAACATAATCAAAGTGTGATTTACCGTATGGCTGATCTTCTGCCAGTGACGGATTAGGACCACCTAAGAAACACGCAAAGTCTCGACACTCCCCCCAGGTCTTAGGTCTGATAACATCAACAGGCCAACCTTCAATAGCTGCATCTCCAGCTTCAAGATCAAAAAACAATGTGCTATCGTAATCTAATGTTCTAGCAAGAGTTGTCTTACCAACTCCGCTAGGACCACACACAACGATTTTATGACCTCTTGTTTCTGCCATACGTTGATCGGCAGTTATAATATTTAATCCCATTATATTTTCTCCAATTCTACTTTAAAAGAACCAATCTCGGTGGTTCTGCAAGATTGCAATTGATCACGCACATCTGGAGGAGCCGCAGTATATTTGGTTTCCTCTACATGATAAGTAATTTTTGCGTAATGATTTGCATTTTCTGGGGACATACTGATAAAGAGCTGTTTTAAGGCTTCCTGATCCCAAGCGACTTTCTTACCAACTTTTACTTTGAACTTCATGTTATCAACTAAAACGCTAGTTGAACCAAAGTCCTTTCCAAGTTCGCTTAATTTTTGTCGTGCGATTGGCAAATAAGAGTCTGACAACTTTTCATCAATCTCTTTTACCTCGACTTTCAACAAACGGATTTGTTGAGCAAGCTCGTCACGACGAGTAAACAATTCAATATTTGACATAATAAACCTCTCTTAGTTATTTTAATCTGCTAGAACACTAAAATATGACTAATTAATTTATTATGTCAACTACTTTCTTTTAGATAAATATATTTCTATGCCAAGACACGCTTTCATAAGCTTCTTTTTTAGTTTAAATTCAGGGGTTTCTACGCCTTTGGCATCTTCAATAATTTCTTTCCAATCACCCTCTAGATTTTGTCTTTTGTATCTAAAGTCGGCTATGTAAGCACAGATCTTTTGACCATTTACTTCCAGATTAAACCTTACTTGCAGCTCTAAATCTTTTACAGTCTTGGCGCGTTCGAGGGATTTTAGGTACAAATATCGTTCTGATTCCCACTTAGAATCAAATTTAATATTATTGATAATAACTTTTTTATTACCGTATTTGGGTCTTGACCCAAGCCTTCTGGGATTATATGTTGTTCTTGCTAACATTATTGGGAAGGAACCTCCATTATGCCAAACCCCGGAAAATATAAATCAGTAGGACTAAACCTTGATGCCTATGCTAAGTTAGTATTCATAGCAGATCAAGAGGATAGGGCTATAGGTCGTCAGTTATCTCGTATGATAGACCAGGAGTACAATAGAGTATCTGCAGCTACAGGTCAGCAAATGACAAAAATCCCACCACCGCCAGTCGGTAGTGGTCTAGGTGGCTACGCTGTAATTGAAGACTAAAGAAGATCGGCGCTTCCAAGCCCACCAAGTAAGCTCGAAGCTACATATGGGTTTTGCGCCGCTCTTTGTCTTAGATTGTTTTGTGTTTGTTTTTCAGGACCTGTAAAAGTAGGTTCATTTGGCAATCCAGAGAAAATGTCTTGTTGGAAAAGTCCAGATTGAGGAGCTGTTACATTAGGAACTGGAGTCCCACGAGACTCTTGTTCTGCAAGAATTGCACGAGCGCCAGCTTGTCTTGATGCAATTTTAGCACGATTTAAACCTTCAGCTACTTTTGAAATTGTATTTGCAGCACCAGCTGCGGTTTGACTTAAAGGAGTGGTCGAACCAGTAAATGCAGCAGTCGCATCATTAAGTTGTTGAACAATCCCCTGTGAAATTGCTTGAGGTGATTGTGATTTAACACGAGCTTCTAAATACTTTTTTAACGCATCTGGGTTATTTACAAGTCTATTTATTATTTTAAATCTTACAGACTTGCCAAAATTCTTTATTGGAGACGTAACTATACCTGTTCTAATTGCATCCGCAGCAAGTGATCCAGCGCCTTTTGCACCAGTATCTTTAAGAAAAACTAAGTCATCTGCTAATTGCCTAATGCCTTTCATTTTATCTTTACCTAAAACAAGATCTAATGTTTCTGGTTTATAAGCTTTTATTGCATTTGATAAACTAGAAGCTGCACTTTCGCTTATAAATATTTTTTCATCAACTGAACCTAATATATCTCTAAGAACGGCATCTTCTATTGTTTTTCTAGCAGTTGGGTCGTCCTTAAAAAAATCAAGAACTTTAATCATCTGACTTCTTTGCATATTAGGATTTAATATAGCGGCAGCTGCCTCTTCTGGGTCTAATGTGCCTTTAGCCAGTTTGCTTATAGCTGTAGCAGAGAGTGCTTTATTTAAACCAATTTGAGCATCACTAACATCCCTTAAAGTGCTTACAACATCGTCACCTGGATTCTGTTGAATTATTTTTCTAAGCACCTCATCATCCATTTTTTTAACGCCATTGTATGATAATGCCTTAGAAAGAGATTGAATTTGGCCCCAATCTTTTCCAAATAATTCTTTTCCAACTCCTGATCTTCTTATATTTTCAATTTGTGTGTGAAATTTAACTCCATTAAAAGAAAGTGGATCAAGAGAATCTTTACCAGAGTTACTCAGTGCATCGTCTAAATATTTTCTAGCTATACCTCTGCGAACATCCTCTACGTCCCCACCCCTCTTTTCAATAGCATTTAACACAGCTTTAACATTTTCTTTATTTTCAGTTATTTTTAAAAAATTCCTGCCAGCTTCTAATTTAACATCTTTAGTAGCTTCTCCAAGATTTCTTAAAATACCTAATGTTTCTAATTTTTGGAAAACACCTATTTCTTTAGCATATTCTGCTTGAGCTTTTTTATGCAAAGCTAAACCTTTTTTAATTGTAGCAGCCCCACCTGGCCCTACACCTTTAAATGATACGGGAATATCTCCTTGCATCATTTTATCCACTTCATCCATCATGTTTGTTAAAAGCCTACGAGGAGTCGTGTTTCCTATACCTAAACTTCTATCAGAAAGAGTGTCTCGAATATTTTTACGAAGACTTCTTAAACCGTTAAAAGAAGTAAATCCTACTTCAGACCCTAAATTTTCTCCTACCGCTACTAATTGATTTAGTTTTTGTCCAAATTCAATAAATTCTTGAGGAGCAAGATCTACAGTACCTCCGTATTCTTGCCTAATAACGTCATCATATTGAGTTTTTAAATGACCAATATCAAAAAATGCGTATTCACCTGATGTTTGAGTAACGGTTCTTTGATTTGGGCCTCTTCCAATTGTAATTGGTCTGTTTATTTTAGCAAAAACATTATCTACTGCTTTGTAATTTTGTTCAGCTAATTCAGTAAATGAAGCGTAATTGTCTGTTAATGATTTAAGAAGATCATCACTTAAATCCACGCCTTCGTCAGTTGCTTTACTTAATGTTTCTACTCCGCTTTCTATTGCTCTCATAGAACTTTTTTGAGCTTCTAAAAGCTGTGTTTCTAAAGCTTTTGCTTTTTGAGGGACAGAATTTTTTATCACATCGGCAACATCGTCAACGCTGGCGACACCAGCACTTTGTAATAATTTATCTTTTTGATCTAAAGAATACCGAACATTTGCTATCGCTTGCTCTTTACTTCCAGATACAGTTTGTGAAATTCTTCCCATTCTAGCAATAGGAGATGGTAACCCAGCAGCTTCTAAACTTGGTAATCCAGGTGAGTCAGCTTTTAATATTCTTAAAGCCTGTGCTTCTGGAGTCTCTCCTGCTACGTTAATAGCGGATTGAGATCCTCTTCCACCTGCTTGTTTGGCGGCTCTTACTCCCCCTCCAATAACAGCTTTACCAGCCCGGAATATAAGATTACCTGCGACATCTAAAGTACCTGCAAGAAGAGCTTCTTTACCTACATCTAACGCGACTTCGCCAAGAGATTGTTTTTGCAATCCCAACATTTTTTCTATAATTTCTTCAACACTTTGCCCCAATGCCGCCCCACCTGCAGCTCCAAGAGCGCTTGTAGCAATTAAAGGTGCGCCAAGAATAGCGCCTCCAACAGCTCCAACTGTTTCTGGTAAAATACCAGTTAGGTCTGCAAGATCTCTAAAACTAAGACCCTCGTCTTCAATAATAAGATTTCTACCAATAGATTCCATTCCTTGATTGATCTGTCCAGCTTCTGTTAAAGCTAAACGACCATCTGCATCTTTTGTGTAACCTTCTTCTCCAACAATGTTTCTGAGTAAGTTTTCTTTTTCTTCTGCTGTCTCCATAAAAGAAAGTTTAGCTCTAAGACCACCTTTAGCTCCAGTTTTGTAATCAAACATTTCTCTGTCTTTTCCACTTGCAGAAGAAAAATTTAAATCTGAAAAACTTTTTGGCGCTCTCTGCCCGCCAAGAGAACTTTGACGCATTCCTAAAATATCATCAGCAGATCCTTCACCAGATTCAAACGCACGCATTATTTTAAGTTCTTGACTTGGCGTAATGTCTTCTGAATTTAAAGCTCTAATTAATCTTAATTCATCTTGAGGGTTCACTGATACTCCTCCATTTTTCGAGGTGCTTGTCCTCTAGCTTTTCTTTGTTGATTAATAAGATCAAGTTCTTCTTGTGTAGGAACGTCTGGAGGAGCAACAACTTTAATTCCAAAATCTCTATCTAATGTTTTTACAGCTAAATCTAAATTTTGTTGAGATTTAGTAACAATAAAATCATATATGTCAGCTATTTGGTTATGTAAAAGTTTAGGATCAGCATTTGTAAAACTAATTTTTCCAACACGCTCATCAACAAGTTTTCTATCCGCATCCGATAAAGTTTTACCTGATTCTTTAAGAATCATTGTAGCGTTATCAATTGAAAAGTTTTTAAGAGATTGTTGCGCTGAAGCTATATCGCTAGGCATCCCTTCTTCAGGGGTAAATCCTATACTTCTAAAAAATTGTGTTATTTTAGAAGATACTTGTTTTGGAATTGAGATACCTGAATCAACATAATTACCAATTTTTTTAAATCTTTCAACATCACGATTTATTGCGTTTTGATAACTAATAAATCTATTTATAATAGTTTCTGCTTTTTCCCCTATTTTAGCTACATTACCAGTTACCTTTCCTTTATAATTTGGATCTCTAAGAACTGCATTAACTAAAAGCTCTGAAGGAACATTTTTTATGTCCCCTCCTATTAAAGAGTATGGTTTATAACCTGCACTCGCCCATTCATCTCCTAATTCAATATCTGAAGCGTCAGCTCTTACTTTTAAAATATCAAATCTATCTGAATCTTTTATAAATTCAAATTGATTATCAAATTCAGGATTAGAAATTAATTTGTTAAGTTCATATTTATTTAAATCAACAAACTCTCCCTCATCAAAAGATGAAAACTCAGCGCCTGGTTTTCCTTTTTTATAAACCCAATATTTTCCTCGATCCATTGCTTTTTCACTAGCAATATTTCTTTTAGCTTCGTCTGAGGATTCCATTTGCAAAGCATACTTACCTGCTGCTAAAACTCCCTGACGCGCAGTTTGTTTTGCTTTATTAAGAGCTGGAAGAGCTTTCTCTCCTGCCTCCCCAACGGATCTTAGCCATTTTCCTGCATTGAAATCTGAACCAGCTGTATTCTGCATTAAAGATAAACCCATAGCTATTAAAGCTGAACTTTTGTCAACCTTACCACTAACGTCAATGCCAGTAGCCTTTGAGAAATCTTTCTTATAATCATCAATAGTTTTTTGTTCAGGTGTGTCTGGCCCAGCTCCACGAACGCCTGTCATAAAATCTTCCATAGCTGAAGCAAACAAATCTTCTGTTGAACCTGAATTTGTATCTCCAAGAGCTTTTTCTCTTCTGTTTAATGCGGCTTCGTCGTCAATAGCTTTTTTTGCTTCTACTTTTTCAATTTCTCTCACCGCAGCTGGGTTACCAACGGGGGGAGCCATACCCATTTTATTTTCTTCTATAAAGGCATCATAAGTTTGTGGTGTAGAGCCTTGTAAAAGCTTATCAATGTCTTCTCTAGCAGCTTCATTCATTAATTTTGAAGTAATTGGATTTTGAAGAAGATTAGTATCTTGCATTTCACCAGGCGAAGGAACTTTTAAACCAGTAAAAAATGTTTCTTCTTCTGGTAGATTTCCTAAAAGTTTTTCATTAATAAGTGGGTTTACACCAGCGCCAAAAAAACCACCTCCTCTTAATTCTTTTCCTGCTTCTGAAGCTTTTACAGCATCCTCATAAAAATCAGAGCTAATTTCTGGAAAGCCAAGAAAACTAGAAGCCTTACCCAAACCTTCTTGAAGATATGAAGCTCCTGATGGCGCTCCACTAATTATTGTGCCTAAACCCCTATCAAGAAATGGTAATATACCTTGTCTTATTGGAGCCGCTGTTGCTGATTCAGCTTTAGCTCTATTAAGCAATTCTTCTTTTGTTGGTGGCAATATTGAATCAGCTGGTGTCAGATACAATTTTTCAAAAGGTGTTAGTTCAGCCATTTAATTACTCCATCTATGCTTTGTTTAGCCCTTGGAGCGTAGTGTAAGCTCCTATTCCGGCTAAAAACGGATTTGTTTGAGCGACTGGTGATGTTTTGTATGAATTGTACATATTAGCGGAAGGTGTGCCAGATAGCGCACTGTAAGCATAATTGTAAGGCATCAAAGCTTGTTGTGTGTTTCTCATACCCTCTTGTCTACCAATATCAATTCCTTGTTGATTGTATTGTCTTCTTCCAGTTCCTAACTGTCCCATAAACGCTATGTCTCTCGGTGCCATACCTGCGTAAGTTGAGCCAATATCTGCGCCTCTAGCAGCAAGCGTTCCATATCTACCACCCATTTCACCCTGGGCAGAACCAATAGCTCCTAGTGTTTGTCCTAGACCACCATATAAACGTCCTGCCTCTAAGTTACGAGTGTATTCGTCTTGTTTTGCTTTAGCCTGTGCCTGTGCGCTAGAAAGTCCCATAGATCTGTACATATCAGCTGCTTGTTGCAATCTTTTTTGACCGCTTTCAAATGCTGCTTGTTGAGCTTTGTTTTCTGCTCCAGTTATGCCAGCACCAAGTTGTCCTGCTGATAAGTCTCTTTTTCTGGCACCTTCAAACGCTGAACCTTCAAGTCTGGCACCTTCTGCACCTAACTTACCAGTTAGCCCTGCAGCATCT